TTACGGCAAAGGCAGCATCTGCTTCCACCATTGCTCAGGTTCTTACTCCCGATGTTACTCTAGATACTGCTCTCACCAAATTTACCAAAATAGCTATTTTTGCTGTTAATTACAACGTGTTCAGAGTAATTGATGGAATGGGTGGATTGGTCTGGTCGAACTGATTTATTTTTTTGGTTTATTTATAAATGTGGTAAAACATCTTGGTATAGCAGGGAAGGTGTGTTCTTTTCCTGCTAAATGACAATGATGTGGTTGAATTGAGTATCATTCACAAGGACTAAGCAGTTTAACCGTAGACGTTGGGTATCCAAACGATATGTCCAATGGCTTGCGGACAGTTGTCTTCCTTGGAGGACAATGAGATGCCAGAGCATGCGCCTTGTCCATAGTTTTGAAAACAATCTCAAAAATAGAAGCCACATGATGAGGCTCCTTTGAGCCAAAGATAGTTATGGAACCCGTGGGGAAGATGAAACAAGTAGAAACTTTCTTCGTACCCTCAAAGAGAATAACCTTTACTGCGGGGTGCATATCAGGATCAAATTCAGTGTGATATCCCTCCTGGGCAAAGACAGAGGACAGCTGCTTCATTTGAAACTGAACAGGCATGAAGTTTTTGTCCAGAATTGATGTGGATGCGTTTATCATATTGATATTCACATCAACGATCTGCAGCTCAATACCAGTCACGTCAAGAAAGAATTCCACCACCTTGTTTGTCATATCCAAAAAATCACGGAAAGAAGAAAACCCAGTCCCATGACCAGAACCATTGCAGAACATCTTCAACGATGACCCGCCCATCTTAAACGAAACCTGGTGATCAAATTTCTTCATGTTCGTGTTGGCAACAACAGTTGTTTTGCGATGTTTCACCACCTTGGGAACTGCCAAAGTGAGTTCGCCATCCTCGTCGGCCAACCTCTCGCGAATAATATTCACAGGAAGATCTCCCCGATCAAACTTAACAGAAATGGTGAGTGTGGAAATGTGGAGAGGACTTGCTTTGATGTGTTCAGTTTTAACCTGAGAAACGGCATCAAAAGTGCGGACAAACTCCTTTGTCAGGCGAGAGACAGACAACATTTAAATCAAATAAACACGTTTTTAGTTAAGTATACAATATGTCGATATAAGTATATTGATGTACGTAATTATATCGACATAATGATAATAAAAGCGGGAGCAAAGTGTGATACATCAGAATGGTTTTCCTCATCAAGAAGCTCGTGCCTGAGGCAATTGTCCCTGCTCGCGGTTCTGATGGTGCTGCTGGTTACGACCTGTCCAGCGTGGTAGATATTGTGGTCCCTGCTCTTGGTCGTGTGGCAGTTGCTACAGGTCTGGCAATGCGAGTTCCATCTGGAACTTATGGCCGGATTGCTCCTCGCAGCGGGTTGGCCTACAAATATGGTATCGACGTTCTTGCCGGAGTGATCGACGAAGATTTTCGGGGAGAGGTGAAGGTTATTCTGTTCAACACTTCTGAACGTGATTACATCATCAAGAAGGGTGATCGTGTAGCACAACTCGTTCTAGAGAAGATTTCTACTCCAGAAGTAGCGATTGTTGATGATCTTGAAGACACCAAACGCGGTGTAGGTGGTTTTGGATCTACTGGGAATTAGATACACAAGTTGCGAACAAGGTATTCAGCACCTTTCTTGGAAAGAGGACGCCTGGCACGCCAGTTCCTAAGCCTGTTCTCTAAAAATAATTCCATCTCCATATCCATAGCATCCACTGTGGTTTCTTCCGTCTCCAGGTCCAGGTCATTTATCTTTTTTAGCCTTTCTTTTTCGGTGCGTATCGCTGTGAGAAGCACCGCGGACTTTGCCTTCTCGGTCTCTATTTTCTTGATGAGGTTGACATATGCCTTGGAAGCACTTGACTGATTCTTTACTTCGCGCTGTTTCGTATTTTCCACTACAATTTCAGAGACAGGGGCGGCCTGAGCAGCTTTAGAAGTGGCTTCTGTGGCCACTACACTAACTGCTTGCTGATTTATTTTACCAGCGTCATTGGAAATACTCACCGCCTTAGCAGCCAGGGTATTGCGTTCCTTTTCAAGACCAGCATCAGGCTTTGATGCTTCTATAATTACAATGGGATCCACGGGTTTCACAGGCTTTGGTTTCACCGAAGGTATCTTGATATTCTTTATCTTTGTCTTTGTGAAAAACCATATAGATTGAACATCAGACCAATTCTTGTAAACAAGAAACCCCACACCAGCGAGAGCAAGGATCGTGACAATGATTATAGATGCAATGTACCGCTTCTTCATTTATAATACAAGTATATTTAAATATGACATCTGATATTTGTATAATCATATATTTATTTTCTATCATACCATATATTTCTATTGTTAGTTTCCAAGGGTGATACTTGATAATATGTATGTGTATAATCTTTATCACTTATACTCTCTAAGAAGAATATAGGTACATTACTCCAATTATTAGGTATATATCCTACATACCCACCAAATGTATCTACAAATCCAGTTGTAACATTAGTAACACATGCAAACATTGTATTGGTATCATTTTGTGGAAATACATAATGACATCTTGGTACTTTACCATAGTACAAAGGGTCTTGTTGCTCATAATTTTCATGATTATCTAAAAGATCTTTTTCATCCAAAACTAATGATAAATCTCGTGAACAGACACGTGCCACTGAATTAATTGTACTATCATAATCTCCATCCTCATGAGCATAACTGCTCAATTCTTTATTCAAGCGTATTACAAATTGTTCAACATTCTTTTTAAAATTAATATAACTTTTGTCTTTTATTTCCATTTTGTTCAAGTATTATTATATCAGTTAAGTTATTTTTGATGGCTTTGTTTTTTGTCATTTATCTTATATCGACAAAACATCATTTAAGTAATCATATAAATGTCTGTGATTTAAAAACACTCCATCTATATACAAATGCTTGTGACGTTTCCTCGTCGCAAGAATGAATACTTTCCTTATGACGTCACAATGTTCTGGGAATTTTTTCGTTGGGAACGTTGTAAAATAGGACATATTTATATTCAATTTTTTCTTCATGGAAAACTGTATATTGGTCAAACAATTCGTTTGTCCAAACGTATGAAAACATATGATAGCGGCAAAGGATCTAATCCTCATCATACTCGTGCTCTTGTTCACAAGGAACACGGGTGGAGCACTGTGAATCTTGTGGTTGTTAAATGTCCTCGGTATCTTTTGGATACGATCGAGACATTTCTTATAGCGCAGTTTGATCTCATGGATCCGAATAAAGGCTATAACAAGCAATCTGGAAGTCGCAATAATTGGACAGTCTCAAAAGAGACTCGTGCAAAAACTTCATTGGCGCTAAAAGGTAGGAAGAAGACGCCAGAGCATGCTGCCAACATATCGTCGGGGCTTTTGGGCAAGGCAAAGACACCAGAGCATATTGCCAAATTTTCAGGCGAGAACAGTATTTGGTTTGGTAAGCGTGGTTCCGATGCTCCGGCATTTGGCAATACATTCACAAAAACGCCAGAGCAGATCGCAAAAACGTCCGGTGAGAACAGTATTTGGTTTGGTAAGCGTGGTTCCGATGCTCCTGCATTTGGCAATAGGTTCACAAAGACGCCAGAGAAGATGACAATAATGTTTGGTACGGATAATGGAATGTCAAGACCCGTGTGTGTCTTTGGTAAAGTATATCCTTATGCAAAAAATGCCAGCAATATCCTTCGCACCAAACACGCTCCAAACAACAAGGGGAATTTTATTTCTCAATGGACCCGCATTCCAAAGCATCAATCTTATACATTTTATGTTACCAAAGATTTTTACGCGTATGCCATAGAGTATGATCTTGACAACATCACCCGCGAGTTATATGACATTTGGTATGCTTTCCACTTTATATAACTACAAGTTTTCAGATCCATTCCGATACCCTCATATTGCGGAGTTCAAGATACGTGTTTGGCAGTCTGTTTGCCGCGGGAGAGCCCGTACAACCTCCATAAAACGCATTAAAGCTCATTGCAGTGATTACAAAATTGGCATCTGCTGACCACATTATACCACCCTGCGTGGCTTCTTTTCCGTTGACATTTATGTACGCAAGTCCATTCCTCTGGCCGATGTCATTCAACTTTAGACCAATCTTCAAACTGTTCCAATCGCCTTCTTTAATATTTTTGAAGTCATCCACCATGTTTCCAAGGCCACAACGATCTTCCTTAGCCATTGCCCCTGTCTGTGACGTTCTGTTATTGAAGTAGAAGTATTGATACACGCTCGGAGTCTTTCCAAACATGATGCGGTAACTGGCACCTGTTCTATCCTTTTTATCAGCGCAACCAGAAGCACGTCCGCTTCCTCCACGAGGTGCCAAGA